TTAAATCCAAGTCACTGACTAAGATTATGACAAAGCTTCATTCCTGTAAGTATCGTGTTGGATTTACAGGTACGCTAGATGGCTGTCTGACGCACAAATGGATCCTTGAAGGGTTGTTTGGTTCGTGCGAACAATTAGTCAAAACGAAAGAGTTAATGCAACAAGGGTATCTTACTCCCCTTAAGGTAAAATGTCTAGTGCTTAAACACGAGTGGGGTACGTTTGATACGTATCAAGATGAGATAGATTATCTTATCACACACGAGAAAAGGAACAACCTTATTAAAAACTTGGTATCAGACTTGAGTGGAAACACTCTAGTGCTCTTTAACTATGTGGAAAGGCACGGAGAACCTCTTTACAATCTGATAAATACCAGTGTAAATAATCGGAAAGTCTTCTTTGTACACGGAGGTGTGGACGTAGAGGATCGTGAAGAGGTACGTCAAATAACGGAGTTAGAAGAAAATGCAATCATCGTTGCGTCCTATGGTACTTTTAGTACTGGTATCAATATTAAGCGTCTTCACAATATCGTGTTCGCAAGCCCCTCAAAATCCCGCATTAGAAACCTTCAATCAATTGGAAGAGTTCTCAGAAAAGAGTCTACCAAAAGGGTAGCCACACTCTACGATATCAGTGACAACATCTCCAGAGGTGAGTGGAAGAATTTCACGTATAAACATTTTGAGGAAAGATTAAAAATCTATCAACAGGAGAAGTTCGACTATGAGATTATTAAAGTTCAGTCAAAATTTTAGCTTATGAAAGATGAGCAATTAGAGATTCAATTCACACCAGAAGGAGAACCATTTGACTTCATTGGTATAATTAAATTGGTTACGGGGGACGAGCTCATAGCGGGTGTCACGTTCCCTCCTGAGGATGATTCTGTAATAATGCTTCACAATCCTATGCAAGTGTTAGAAGCGAATGCATCTGACCGTAGTACGGTCATAAAGGGATTTAAGTTAGATCTATGGATGAAGTCTTGTATGTCAATCAACGAGACATTTGTCATAGAACGTGCTAGAATGATTACAATCACCACCGCCACGAAACCCATTCGGGATTTCTATCTTGAGAATATTGATATGGTTTTCCGCAATTCTATTCCTAATAGAGTAAGACCTACTCCAGAGATGGGTAGTCTAGGAAACATCAATAAGGCCAGGTATCTCTTTGAAAAACTCTTTAAAGCCTGATGTCCCTCAAACAGCGACACTGTTATTCTATAGAGATTAAGAGTACTTGTCAAGCCCTTAGGCGGTGTGCTATAATAAAGACACAAAAGGAAACATAAAATGGCAATGCGCTCTAAGGTCAAGACGGAGTATTACGTCAACAACAAAGACTTCTTGGCTGCTATAGTAGCGTATCGAGAGAAGGTTCACTTCGCTCTGAAGAATGATTTACCCAGACCTCGACTGACCCCATACATTGCGGAGTGCTTCTTAAAGATCGCTACGCACCTATCATACAAACCAAACTTCGTGAACTATATGTTCAGAGAGGATATGGTCTGTGATGGCATAGAGAACTGCCTACAGTACGTAGACAACTTTGATCCAGAGAAATCCAAGAACCCTTTTGCATACTTCACACAAATAATTTACTACGCATTTCTACGTAAGATTCAGAAAGAGAAGAAGCAACTGGAGATACGTACCAAACTGATAGAGAGATCAGGATATAGTGAAGTGTTGCACTCTGACAAATATGATGGTACAATGACAGGGATGGGTAGCTCCGATTCGGATATGAACTCCATCAAGGAAAACATTGAAATCCGAATGTCCCGATGAAAGTTGCCATTATCACCGATCAGCATTTCGGTTCTCATAAAGGCAGTCAGATATACTTAGATTATTACAAGGAGTTTTACGATAACGTATTCTTTCCTTGGTTAAAGAAAAATAAAATCACAACCCTACTAGATCTGGGAGATACTTTTGATAACAGAAAGAGCATTGATTTTGTTACTCTACAGTGGGCAAAGCAAAATTATTTTAATATCCTTAGGGATATGGGTATTACTGTCCATACCCTTGTGGGTAATCACACAGCGTATTATAAAAACACTAACGACCTTAATACCTTAGGTCTATTGTTACAAGAGTATGACAATGTTATATGTTATGATCAATCAACTGATGTAAATATTGGTGGAACATCTATACTATTGGTACCCTGGATCTGCGCAGAAAATTATGAACAATCCCTTAACACTATCCGCAACAGCACTTCTAAAGTCGCAATGGGTCATCTTGAGCTCAGTGGCTATCTTGCTCGTCCTGGCTTCGTCTACGAACACGGTATGGACGCTAGTACTTTTGCAAACTTTGATCTCGTACTCAGTGGCCACTTCCATCATAAGAGCACGAAAGGTAATGTAACCTACTTAGGTAATCCATATCAGATGTATTGGAATGATTATGGAGATCCTCGTGGATTCCATAGCTTTGATACAGATACATTTGAATTTAAATTTCAGAAGAACCCATACGAGATATTCTCTAAGATCTATTGGAGCGATGATACTGAAATAGATCCTAAGAATTATCACGGTCAGTACATAAAGATAATTGTAGAACAGAAAACAAACTATGCTCGCTTTGAGCATATGTTAAATGAACTGTATGATGCAGGTGCTCTTGATGTAAAAGTCATCGAGAAGGTAGGGGTGTTTGACGACCCAGATGCAAATGAGATAGATGTCAAAGATACCTTGTCACTACTGGATGAATACCTTGATGACGTAGAGGTAAATGTAGATAAAACCGACCTCAAGAAACTAATGAAATCCCTATATATTGAAAGCTGTGAAGCTGTGTAATGTTCATCATCACCCTAGAAGGAATGGGAAAGGAGGGTGCTTATGCCGTGAGGGATGAGCGTGATGATAATGTCCTGTATCTTTTTATTGACAAAGACGACGCAATGCGGTATGCTGGACTACTAGAGGCAGAGGAGGAGTTTCCTCCGATGGTGGTATCGGAAGTTGAGGATCGTCAAGTGATTGCTACTTGCGAACAGACCAACTGTAAGTATAGCATCATAACCCCTGACGAACTTGTAATCCCCCCTGAGATAGAAGATGATCCTGTTCCAGAAGATAAGGTGGAAAAACCTCCTGAGCACGGGTGATAGCTTCACAGAGATTGATATAACAACTCATAAAACTAATTTGATTATTGGCACCAATGGCGCAGGTAAGAGTACTGTCCTTGATGCCTTTACTTTTGGCTTGTTTGGAAAACCATTTAGAAAGATTAGCAAATCACAACTTGTCAACAGTGTAAATGAAAAAGGTACTGTAGTAGAAGTAGAGTTTAAGATAGGTTCTAGACAGTATATTATTAAACGTGGTATCAAACCAAACTTCTTTGAGATTTGGGAGAATGGTAGGATGCTGGATCAAGACTCAAAAGTAGTTGGTCAGCAGAAGACACTTGAGAAACAAATATTAAAACTTAATTACAAATCATTCACTCAGATCGTTGTACTTGGATCATCAACTTTTGTTCCATTTATGAGATTACCTGGAGCTCAGAGGAGAGAAATTATAGAAGACCTCCTAGATATTAATGTCTTCTCTAATATGAATGAGATCCTCAAAGTAAGATTGAAAGATATAAGGGATAGTGTGCAGGTGCACGAACTAAACGCCCAAAGCGTTAGAGAGAAGATCACCCTACAAGAAGGGTTCATTACCCAACTAGAACACAAGAAGAAGCAACAGTTAGAGACTATCTTAGATGAGCAGAACAAATGTGTCGCTAAGATAACTGAAGCCAACACAATGATAGCAGACCTCAATGATGAAATAGCAGACCTCAATGACCCAGAGAGACAAAAGAAACAACTATTAGATCTAGGAAAGAAATTAAAATCCAAATACAATAAGCATACGAAAGAACAAGGTTTCTACGAGACTACAGATTCCTGCCCTACCTGTAAACAAGTCATTAGTGAGGAGTTTAAAAGTGAAAGGATATCCGAACTCGATACTAAGATCGATGAAATCAACGGAGCGTTTAAAGATATCGATGCTCGTCTTGCTGAAGTTATTTCACCTCTAGAGAAGTTACGTGAACTGAGTGGTGAGATATCTAAGCAGATACAAATCACACATACTCAGAACGGTACCATAAAAGCATTAACTGCACAGCAGAAAGATCTGGAAGCTAGTGGCTCTTCTATAGCCGTAGAAGCTGCGAAACTGCAAGAGATGCAGGAAAATTTAAAATCTGTCACTTTGTCACTTACGGAATCCAGAAAGGAGTTAGATGTTCATATGACAGCAGGATTGTTGTTGAGAGATTCTGGTATTAAAACAAGAATCATTA